TTGAATACCTCCAGCTACAGGCCACTAACCAGCTGGGTTCAATTCACTGATGTTGCACTTGGAACTTGAGGCGGCCGAGCCGCTCGTGGCGGCGGCCTGAGGAGCTTTTATACGAACAATAGGCAACTCGCCAAGCAACATCAGCCGCCGCCGACACGCCCGACAGCCGAGCACCTCAAGCGCTTTGTCGCGCCCCCGCTCGGGGGCGCGACTTTCCTGATAAAATGCGGCTCCGCTCGGGCGATCCGCCCCCTGCTGAGCGCCAACAGCCATAAACCGCACCTCACAGACAGTCAGCCATGAACCCGCAAGCCTCCTCGCCCAGCCCAGCAACCACGCGCCCTGAGCCCAATCGCCGCTTCAGCGTTGCGCCGATGATGGATTGGACTCATAGTTAAAAATAATCATTAAAATTCAATAAGATAAGAACAAACTCAGAAGCTCTGTAGCAAAAATGTAGCTCCTCTTGCTTCGCTCGCTCCTACCGCCCTGCAGCTGCCTAACTTCTGGCGCCAACCGATACCACTTCAAACTCTGTTTGGAAATGCACCTGGCTGCGCTAAGCAACCTCACTCATCCAATGAGCTTTCGTTACGCTCTTCCTTGACAAAGCCCATTCCCCCGCCCAGCTTAAAAGCTCGCAAGGAATCGATATGCAAGGAGCGTTATATGACAGCGTACGTGGTTAGTTACGATCTGAATAAATCCGGGCAAGATTACAACGGGCTCTACAAAGAGCTCCAAAACTCACCAAAGTGGTGGCATCGGCTAGATTCAACTTGGCTGATCATCACCCACGAAACGGCTGATCAGTTGTTCAACAGAATTGGTCAACACATAGACAAGAACGACTGGTGCCTGGTCATGCCGGTATCCAAACCATATTCGGGCTGGCTGACCGAGGAGGACTGGCAGTGGCTGCGCTCTAATATTTGAGTGCCGTGCAGTAATTCACAGCCACAAAAAAGCCCGCCAGCTGGCGGGCTTCTAAAAAACACGAAGCCTACGCAGCCACACCACTCATCAAGCTCTCATAGGGAATGCGCAGCCCATCATGCAGTCGCTTAATCATGCGGATGCTGAGATTACGGTTTCCACTAAGCACCTCAGAAACGCGACCACTAGGGCCAATGAACTGCTCTAGGTCGCGCGCAGTCAGGCCGTCTTGCTCCATGCGAAACTTAATTGCCTCAATCGGGTCGGCAACCTGAATCGGGTAGTGCTTATTTTCATAAGCCTCGATCAGCGTTACCAGCACCTCCATCTCATCGGCTTCCGGCGTACCCTCCTCCGCCTGAAACACATGCTCAAGGCGCAGGAAGGCAGCAGTCAGATCGTCATCATTGCGAATCGGTTTAATATTCATTGACTGTCTCCACGTCTATCTGATCGTACTGAGCATGGGTGCCTATGAATTTCACCCATACAATTTGAGCTCGGTACTGAACCTCAACAACTAAACGGTACTTGTTGCCGCCGATGTTAAAAACCACACGGTTATTGCCAACAAAGCTGGCCGTGCTGTAGCGGTTCTTAGCGTCCTGCGGCGACGCCCAGCTGGCCTTGGATACCTCCTCATGCCAACTTTCAAGAGGGCCTTTGGCGTCTGCTTGGCCCGGTTGCTGCCAGAACAACACCAATGGTCTCTTCGCAATCACTCGCATCAACAAACCTCCCGTTTTGGGAGATATTAATTAGTTACTAACAGATTATCAACCCCTACTACCTACCCTCTCCCCACACGCCAACGCCGGCACCGTCACCAACTGATACACATACGGCCGTGCGCCACCGGGGCCAGCGGGTGACAACCTCACTCGCTTGTAGCCGAGTAAGCGCAGGCAGCTACCGACGGACGTTTGGGTGCCGCGGTCGTTGACCAGCTGCAGGGCTTCTATCACTTGCTGCACGCTGAAGCCTTGCGGCCAGTCGTTAGCCACCAGGTGCGCACGGATGCGCTGCTGCAGCTCATAGGCTTTGCGCTGGGGCGCTGGCAGGTCTGGGCCATCCAGCCAGGGGCTGGCATCCAGCTCTGCTGCCAGATCCACGCCGGTGGTGCGCTCGGCCGCCTGATTGGCGCGGGTGGCGGCCAGCCGGCGCGGCATGCCCATGCTGCGGCCAACGGTGTAGAGCGAGCGGAACACCCGCCCTGCGGCAACCACCTCCTCTGCTTCTACCCGCGACGCTCTGGGTGCTGGCTCTGGATCGGGCTGCGTATTGGGCATCACATACGCGCCGTATTTGCGGATGCTGGGCAGCACCTCAGCGGTGACCCACTTCTTGAAGCGCTTGGCCGAGGCCTTGCGGCTGCGCAGGATCGCGGAGTACAGACCTGACTCGTTGATGATGGACATTTCCCTAGCCTGCTCAACGCCATTGGCAGACCTGGTGTGCACAATCGACACACCAGCTTCATCTTCATCCAAGTGTCGCGTCATCGCTGACGCCACACCATATTCCAGCGCAGCAGCCAAATCATGAGCTACCCACCACGGCTCACCGTCCACCAAGACCACGCGCACGGGCTTACCATCAAACGCGAATTCGATAGGCAGGCTCATGACTCCCCCTCCTCGCTGCACTCATCAGAACGCAGCCCAGCATTAACCAGGGCCAGCAGCGCCTTATCGCTTTGGGCATCAAGGCCGCCCTCCAGATCGCAAACAGCCACCTCTAACCAGGCGTCCAGCTCAGAAAAGAAGCCGACCACCTGCCCGCGCAGAGCTGACTGCTCCGGCGTTAACGCGCTCGCAGCGGCGGGGCCGATCATATCCAGCACGATCCACTGCAGCGCTCCCAAGCCTTCGGGCCGGCCGTGCTGCTTGAGGTACTTCAGGTAGATGCGAGCCAGCCCGCGGCCTACTTCGTTGCCGCCAGCGTAGCCACCCGTTCTGGGCACAGCCCAAAAGCTGAACTGGGTGCGGCCGCGCACTGGGCCAATGAAGGGTAAGCGATGCAGCGGGAGATCCCGCCGATTGTTGAAGTGCAGCGGAGCAGCCGCCAGTGCCTGCGCTTGAGCGCTCATTGGGCACCTCCACGGGCTTCCAGGTCACGGGCTTTGGCCATGGCCGCGTTGTAACGCTTGAGCCGGACAGACAGTGAGGAATCCGCATGCAACGCCGTAAGTGCCTGAGCACGGTAGCGGGCAGCGCGATTTTTGAACGGATTGAGGGTAAGGATGGGAAGTTTAGGCATAGCGGCAGCCTCTTTGGTTACGGTTTTGATCCCGTCCACCCCGACGCCAATCAGGGTGGGCGAGCCGTGCAGATTGGCGTACCGGACCAAAGAGCCGGCGCCCCGAAGGGCTCCACACGACCCGCCCATAAAAGCATGCCGTGCTGCGGACACAAAAAAACCGCTCTGAGGCGGTGTCCGCCTTTGGTTCCAAGACGCCAATCTTGGGTCGCTGAATTTGCAGCGACGTGGAAAAGGTAGCCGGATTAAGACTGCAGGTCAACGGTACAGTAATACGATACGCAAACATGGTGGCTCCAACGATGAGTACCCTTTCGAGAATACCCATCGCAAAAAACGGTTCCACTCAAGTCGGTGCAGTTGCTCTAGGCACCAGAAAATCAGACCAAGCAGCCCCCCAAAAAAACGCTTGCCAACTGAGAATAACTTTGCCAACTTAATAAAAGGCTCGGGTAGGAGCCTGCCAACCCAACACGGCAAAGCAAATGCGCTACCAGCTGCAATCACGCTTAACGCTTTTATCCCTTAACCAACGGGTTCGTTACGGGATAGACACACTACAGGTGCGCTCACCATGCAATATTTTAATTTCTCCAGCATGCAAACTCTCAAACACAGAGCCAAAGCATGCAAGGAAACCCATCCCCAGCTCTCCCAAGCACAACGCCTCGACCTCGTTGCACGTCGCGATTTCGGCTTTGCCAACTTCAACCATGCACGGAAATTACGGCATGCCGACATGGAAAGACATGTGGTGGATGAAGGCGGCCTAGGAAAGTGCCGTTACTGCGGGCTGAATTTCGATATAAAAACGGAACGCCGCGAGCACTTCAAACGACACGAGCAATATGAGGAAGCAGTCGAGCACCTTGGCTTCCATCCGATGGAATACAAACGCCGCGAAGATAAAAAAGCAGCCGCTTGGAGACAGACCTACCAGGCCGAGTCTATTGAAGAGCAGGCAAAAGCCTTCCTTGGAATATTCCGCGCTTGGTTCGACCGCTCGATAGAATCAGCGATCAACAATGGTTACTGGAGAAAACACCCAGACTTTCCCACATACGTATCAATGATGCTGCCGGACTATGAGATGCCAGCAGAACCGCTAGCCTACCTCACCGAACTGTATGGCACACGACCAGGACACATCAAAAAAGGCGACTCTTACTGGTATCCGTAATTCAAGCCAAGCAACTCTCATTCAAAACTGAATAAGACATGCCGCAATCAAATTTGGCAAAAACGGAAACCAATACTAGATCACAGGAAGCCTCATGAACTGGAAAGACCATCCTGTTGTAATCGCCGCCATTGCGGCAGTGGCCGGCGTCGCATTTGCCGTACAGTTCCTTTTTCCGGCGCTTAATGCTCAACTCAACTACGACCACAGAGTAGAACTTGACGAACTTACTGACAAACACAAAAGCGAAATTGATGTACTGATCATAAAGAACCAAGCTATTAGCGGGCAGCTGAAACAGCAGCAAGCTGAAAATCAAAAGTTGGTCATAGCAGCTGAGGCAGCAAGAATCGAGGTAGCCTCCCTGCGAGCATCAGTAAGCGCACAAGCACAGAAGGTCGTAGACTTGGAGATGGGTAGACTGTTTGACTATGCCAATCCATATCCGGTTGGGTTCCAGCAAATACACATCTTAGACAGTATAGAAAAGGTCAACGAATACTACCCAGAGGCTCAAATCAACAAAAGTCGACCAGCCTATTGGAGCGTCGACATAGAACATGCGCTATTCGACAATATCACATACTACTTCGACCATGCGGCGGAGACCCCAGAAAGCAAAGTAATTTATATGATTGCATTCGCAATGCGAGACTTCGAATTCGAAAACCGACAGTCTCAAGCAAAGATTGACGTCGACCCACCTAAATCATCCGAAACAACAACCGTAAGCGACGACTTTCTGGTCACAAAACTCAACGAAACACTAGGCACTCCCTTATCTTGGAAAGAGGGCGAGGAAACCGCTTACGCTTGGACAACTCCGTATGAAGTTACAGCGTATATCAGCCCCTACCTTACCGACAGAGTCATTCTCGCTCTAGAGGGAGTTAGCCCTGGCACCTGGCATCACCCAGCGCCCAGATACAAGCAGGAAACTATGTGCATAGCGAATTAACAAACCCGCGTTAGCCAGACGTCTTCCGTGAGCATTACTCTCTAGCGACGGGAGCCTGCAATTGAACGCAAGCAGCGACCTGCAACGCGCAACTCAGTAAGGCCGCCTCTGCCTCATCCAACGCCCTACGCCAATCGTCATTTACCACCAACGGCCGGCGCGCCGGCAGCTGGCACGGCACCAGGCTGCATTGCGCTTTCTGAACGGTAGGCTGCGGGATCGGTTGTGGCTGGGCGGGCGTAGAGCAGCCCGAGTTCAACAGGCACATGCTCAGACAGATACTGCCTAATCGTTTGGTCATTCTGTTTCAGCTCCTCAAACGCTTGTGATTGATCATTGGCGTTGCGGTCCACCTGTTGGCGCAGCAGCTCCAGCCCTCGGCCAATCTCTGCAATGCGTCCCATCTCTTGCTGCTGCCCCTCAAGCACCCGCGCTTGCACCTGGATAAGCTCATCAGCCTTGGCCAGGTCCCGCTCGGCCGTGTCGGCCCGCAGCCGCTGCAGCTCAATGCGCGGCGACACCGCCCACCACCCCGCCGCCAGCACAACCACCAACAACCCAGCCGCGGCCGCGAGCTGGGCCGCCCACTTCCAGTTTCCAAACATGATTCCTCCAGGCACAAAAAAGCCCGCAGCTGCGGGCTGGTGGATGGCAGCAAGGCAAACGCATGCGCAAGGCCAGCGTGATAACCTCGGTTATTTTTCAGGAATGATTAGAAGATGAGCCAACCCCAAACACGCACGACCGACCAGAGACCAAATAGGGACTCTTCCAAACCCGTTTTGCCGCGCTACAACTACGTATCGCTTACGCGAGTAGCGCTCGTCTTGAACGGTTTACTTGCTGCAGCCGGTTACCTCTTCCTCTTTGGTTATCTCGGAACGCTCGGAATAGATATCGGTGAGCTGGAGATAGGGCTCCCTGTCTTGCTGTTTTACGGATATCTATTCCTCCTTAAGTTCCTCACAGAAAGCGGGGTCCTTACCATCCTAACGGCTGGCTTCGTGCTAGGGATTGCAGGGGCAGTCGTGCTGCTGATTGAAGCAATAGTCCGGGCGCTAGGGGTAAAGAAACTCAGCGAGATCCCTTTTCGAAAGCAAATTATCCCGAGCATCACCATTGTTATCGCCACGATGGTAATCCTGCTTGTGCCAGCGCTTGTGATCCAGCAAGGCGAGAAGTTGGCTGTCGAAGATGAAACCCTGGACCTGCAGCTGCCCAGCCCTCAGCCGAATAAGAAACACGTAATTGCAACCAGCGAAGGACCGATTCGAGGCGATCTAATAATTGCCGACCGGAGCTTCGCCTACGTGCTGGTTGGCACCAATATTTACAAGATCAACAACAACACCCAACAGATCGCCAGGAGGATCGAGCTTATCCCAGCCGGCAGCGATGATGAGGACAAAGATGAAGGCTAATCGTCACCTCCCTTACAGACCAACTCCACGTGAATACGCCGCCCGCAACGCGGCCCGCAGGTACGTTGCAACTCTGCTGCTGGATTCCCCTGAGCACGCCGACGCATTTAACGACGAAGACCTGACCGAAGCAGAACGTGCCATTGCCAGAGACGAAGTGAAACGCCTCGGCATCGAGCTGGCCCAGCGGTACAAGTGCGAGCTGTAGCGCTACCGGCGCCCTTGGTGCTCCAGCGAGTAGTGGTTACCATCCTTAAAGCGCCCGCCCCAGCTACCGCCAAGTGACTCCCAGTATTCGCCCAGCGGCCGGTGGTCTTCTGTGCTGGTCAGGTACTGGCCATTACGGAACAGATTGAAGTCCACTGCCAGCCGCTGCTTGTGCAGACTGCTGGCGGCGCTGTAGCTCTTCTTCTCCCCTACCTTGCCGTGCACCCGCGGATCCCGATAGGCATCACCAAAGGTCAGCTCATACCCCTGCTGATATGCGTACTCAATCAGCAGGCCGATCATGCGCGTGAAGCGCCGTTGTTTAGTTCCCAGCGTCATGTTTTCTCCAGGCAAAAAAAAACCGCCTCATCGGGCGGCCGGTTGGGATGGCAACTCAGGCAAGCTGGTTGTAACCGGAATCAAGATCGGTGATGTCAACCACTAGCCGCAGGCGCACGATTGTGTCTGGGTACTCTGCCGCCCTGGCTGCGATGGTCAGGCGCAATACAAACGTCGCCGCCGCTGTGAGCTCTATGTACGCGTTGCCTGGTCCCATCGCAGAGGTAATAGACGGATGCGGCTGGACCTGAGCCGCGATTATTTCGCGGCCACCTCCCGTGATACGCACCTTGCCGCCGGCATTCAGGTTCACCTCTGCCGTATTTGCGATACGTTTTCCAGCAGGCAGCTCTGACGGAACTACAAGCGTGACCATGCCCCCATTGGGTGTAGCGATCCAGTGCGGATTTGATTTTTCGAGCGTAACAACTCCGCCGGCAAACGCGCCGTATACCTGCTGCCACTCCGGCTCTCCAACCTGGCTGATCTGTTCGCCCAACTGGGTCAGCCCGTCAAATAAAAGACCCAGCACCATTGCGTTAACCGCGCAATAGATCACGCTACCCTCTGGCCACTCCTGCGGCGCCGGTCGCTGGAAGAAAGCCTGACCGTCTGCTACCTCAGCGTAAAGCACCTCCCACCGCGTGGCGGCACTGGAGCTATCAGCCATTGTCAGGACGTAAATGCCCTGCGGTAGGTCAAGAGCACCTTCGGTAGCCGAGGCAGAGAGCGAAAAGGGCTGCATCCAATTATCGACAAAGCTGAGCATTTCATCTCCTCATGTAAATCTGACAGGGTGCCGTTGAGCCATCAGCACTTGACCCGTGACCGGCTGATAAGCGCCGTACTTGTTTGTTACCGGGTGAACACCCGCCGCGCCCTTCTCGCCGCTTGGGGTGAGCACACGCGAAACGCCAATCTCGGTGTTGCTGACCCGACAGGCCACACCAAAGGCCATGTCGCACCACCTGATCAGCGTGGGGAAGCTGTCCAGGGTGCACTCATAGGCAGCGCCTGCTGACTCGCCAGCAGTCTCGGGCAACCCTGCAGGCGCGCTCACGGCACCCAGCTGCTGTGTTGTCGGCCCTTGCTGCGTCTGGCCTGCGGGGCTTTCTGCCACAACGGTGTAGGTCACAATCGCCGCGCCGGGCGCTGCTGGCGGCGGGAAGTACCCGCCCTGCGCTTGGTAGTGCCAGTCGTAGCGGATCGTCCTTGTGTGTCGGCACTCTTCATTGAGTGTTTGCCCGTTCCAGGTCACAGCAAGCTGATCAATGTTGGTCTCGGTGACAACCCTGCTGGCTTCGCCCTCGGCGCTACCCGCGTAGGTTGTTGCGCCCTCGCTGTCGATCACCATCACCAAGCTGTCATCCAGAATTTGCTCGGTGTAGGTGCTGGCCCGTTGGCGCGTGGCGATGCGATTGACGACCACCGGCGCCGGGTTGCCCTGGGCGTCAAACCAATACCCCACCACTTTGCCGATGAGCGTCCTTGTCTCCTGGCCGACCTCCTCCGTGACCGAGAATGACCTAGAGACAAGCGGCAGCGGCGTGTTGGAAGGCTGCGGGTACGGCCCGGGGGGCGCATCGATCCTGAAGCCCTGCAGATCATTGGGCGTATACACGTTGGTTGTGACCGAGCCCGTGGGCATCGGCGTGTGGCTGACGCTGCCCAAGCATTCGCTGCGGGTGGCAAGCTCGGTTGCCTGCACACTAAAGTTGAGCCCCCCGGCAAAAGGAGTGCCGCTCACTTCAATCAGCCAAAATCCCAGCGCCGTGACATCGTTGACCGTGAATGACGCTGCGTTCTCTCGCAGCGGGCGGTTGTCGGCGTTGTACACACCAACGATGACTTTGCTGCCATCCGGTACGGCGTCAACAACGCAGTAACGAAACCCGCCGTTCGACCACCCAGCCCGGGAGAACGTGGCGGTTTGCTCAACAGCCAGCTGGACCGTTTTTTGATGGCCAGTCCACGGCTTGAGTACAAAGCCTGAGGGCGTAGCGCTCACCGTCAGATCAACGGCGCTGAACTCCCAAGAATTTGGAGAGTTGACGCGCTGCACCGACAGGTTGAGCCGCCAAGGCCAACCCATGCCGGCATCCCAGTAAAACCAAGCCCTGGCGCCAAGGTGCTTGCCATGTACCTCGCCCCGAAAACCACCGGCAACGAGCGCATAGTCACGCCATACCATCCCCTGCGCAGCTTGCTCTGCAGGGGTTTCCGGGCTTTGGGCGGCACCAGGCAGGCGCTGCATGAACACCGTGCCGTGGTGGGCGATGTTAGCCTGATCAATATCCGAACTCGGCGGCCACGGCATTTCCGCACCACCGGGCAACGTCAGGGTTTGCTGAGCCGAGAGATACTGATCACCACCAACGCCCGGTGGTGGCGTGACAAATTCACGACGCACGACGCCGTGCCACGGGCACCCCCATAGCGGAGTATTTGTTTCTGTACTCATGGTGTTGGCGCCGATGTACCCGCAAGATAGATTTCAACCGGCTCGCCGTTGGCATCTTCAAGCAATAGCCGGCTCAGCAGCGGATAAACAAACAGGCCGTCAGTGCTGGGTATGCCGTTCGTGTGGTACAGCCGGCTGCCGTAGCTCACCTCTTCCAGGGGGCTGGCGATGCTGCTGCCGCTACCGCCACTGCCCGGCTGATAGTTGTAATGCGCGACACCACGCGCCGAAGGAATACCGCCCTTCCTCTCTTCTCGCCGCAGCGTCGGCGGCTCAACCTGCCGAGGGATTATTTCCGATAGATCGCGTATCAGCCCCTGCGCAAGCGCCTGACGGCGCCCGGCCAGGTTTGAGCCAATGCCGCTGCTGCGCTCATCAAGGTTGGCTCGAATACGAGCCGACCGCTCACCTGCTGTACTCATGCTATAGCTCCAGGGTATCGGCTCTAGGCGCCACGCTGTAGATTGCAGGCTGTTCTGCCTGAATCTCATCGCGCCACTGCTCAGGGATCTCGGGGGTTATCAACATGAAGCGGCGCGGGAACCGTAGCGACGGGTCACCGTTGCCAATGGAGTAGTTCCCGGCAAAGCCCGGCATCTCGTCGTCGTACAGCGGGCTGGAGGCCTTGAGCCCCAACTGTGTCGGCAGCGCACCGGACATTATCGGCCCGGCGTCGTCTTCAAATTCGGGTGGCGCTGGCAACGCCAGCTCATCATCCACCGCGCCGGGCTTACCCGCGCTGACCGCTAGCGTGATTGTAAGCATTGCCAGCCCAGTGGTTATGTCCATCTCCTCCTCTAAAGCTGCCGGCACGCCTGTCACCAGCACCTGGCCGTCACTCGCCCGAATACCCTGACCAAAATCCACTGCCAGGGCGTGAGCCAAAGGCGTTTGCCAAGTCACCTGGTTTGCTCGATGGCCCGCTAACAAAGCCGTACGCCCCTGATGCAGAGCGCAGACAGCCGCTTCTGCCAAGCGCCCAGCGTCACGACTGGTGCCGTTATTAACAGGTGCATCACCCGCAACCACGCCGCCGGTGCCAGTGCTCTGATCCCAGGCCTGATCGCCACTGCTGTCGGTATCCAATACCACGCGGGCACGCTCAATAACCTCGCCAACCGCCGCGACCGAAGCGCCAACCTGCAGCCTCACGCGGTACTGCTCAACAGCCCGCTGGCTCCAGCGGATGCTGGCCCACCAATCGGCCCCCAGCAAAAGATCAGTGTTGTCGTTGTACCAAGGCTGCGGCAGGTCCGGCATATCACCGTACAGCCGAAACCAATTAGCAGAGCGCAGATACCAGCCGGCTGACTCGGTGGCCTCAGTAATCATCTGCACATCAGGCAGCTCTGTAGAATCAGCCCGCCAGGCATTAAACCCGGTGATCGACGTATTGCCGCCAGTACCGGGGTGCAGCCAGCTGTATGCCTGGTTGCGCTGCCTGTATCTACTAAAGCGATAATCCAGCTCCAGCTCGTAGACGTTAGGGGTATCACTGAGCGGCGCCAGGTTGACATCCACCGACTCGTACACGCTGGTACCCGCGCCAAACTCGTATGCCAGCGCGGGCTGCCAACTGGTAACCCTCGGCTGCCCATTGCGATCTACGTTCAAGCTGGCCGGGCGGGTGCTCATGCGCTCCTGCGCGTAGTCCCAGCGCGAGCGGCCTGCAGTTTCTTCAAACACATCCGCCGACCAATAGCCGCCCGTTAGCAGGTCAATTTCTGCCAGCTCCATGCGCTCGATGGTGTCGGCCAAGCGCGTGGTGGCCTCACACAGCATCACCCGGCTGAGCACATCAAACGACGGCTGCACCAGGTAGCCCGTAAAGCGGCGGCTGGCGTGGTCCGGGTTACCCAGCACCACAAAGTCGACTGTCAGCGCTGCACCGCTGTACGACACAACATCAACCGGCCCCGGCCCCAGATACAGGCCAAAGCGCGCAACCGCGTCGCCATCTTCTGAACGGCTGATAACCACCGATCCGGTCAGCACCTCAGTGACATCAACGCCGCCCAGCAGTACCTGCAGACGCCAGGCGAAGGAACCGCTCTGCTCGATAGGCTGAACATTGCTCCCACTTACCGCCAAGCCATTGAGCGGCACGCTATTGAGGGGGTATGCACCCAGCATCGGTTAAACCTCCAGGCACACCAGCTGCCAATCGTTACTGCTGGCCTCACTGCTCTCGGTCGGGCGACGGCAGCGCACGGTGAATCGCGGCAGCCAGCCCAAGCTGTAAAGGGCCGCACCAGCGACCGGTGTAATCGTTGCGCTACGCCCAACCACTACAACCGGCGTGCGCTGGTGGGTGCCGTCAGGGAATAGCGCATCACACCAGGCAGGCACGTCCGGGCGCGGGTCAGTGGTCAGCGTTGCTTCCAGGCTCGACGTATTCAGGCGCAGCGCCTTGGTGCTCCACAGATCCAGATCAGAGCGAAAATCAAGGCCATCAAGCCCCGGCCCAATGAAGCCGGAACCGGTTACCGTGATGCGCATCTTCTCCCAGTGGGTCATTTCAACCAGGGCGCCATCACTCATGCGCACCTGACTTGTTCCGCCTTCAGGCTCATAGCTAACAGACGGCCAGCCGCTGAGCGGCATAATGGGCACACCGCCCAGCATCATCAGGATCATGGTCAGCCCTTTTTAAGTCTCGAAAGCCGAGCAAAGTCGGCCAGCTCCTCCAGGCCGCCGCGCTGCGCCATCACCTGCACAGAGCGCCCGCCCGGTAGCTGAATCACCGCAGCCGAAGAGAAGTCATTGGCAGCGCCGGCCAACGCAGCTGCAGTCAGCCCTGCCCCCGTATCAGCCTCGCTCAAGCCACTGAGCACACCGGCCAGCCGCTGCGATGCACCAGCAGTAAACACACGTTCACCACCGCCAAAGGCGACCAGCTCCGGGCCGCGCTCGCCCACCCAGGCAAGCCCCGGCGCGGCGCTAGATGTGCCCGTCGCATAACCCGGTGTACCGTCGCCCGAGCTACCCGGAATAGGTGTCCAGCCAGCGGAAGCTGGCACCTCGGGCATGCTCAGGGTTGGGGTAATCACCATCTCTTTACCCAGCGTCTTGGCCAGTTCGAGCATTTTGGATCGCAGATCTTCAATGGCTGCAGGTGACATATAGGCCGTCACCTCGACATCAGCCAGCTCCTTCACCCGCTGCAACTCAGCGGTGATAGATGCCAGCTTCTTGTCTGCATCAGTCTGCTGCAGGCGGTTAGCCTCCAGCTCGATCTGCTGCAGCTCCTGAGCAAATCCCGCAAAGCCGTAGGTGTTCTCTCCGGCCTGCTGCATCTCAAGCAGCATTTCAAGCGCTCGCTGGGCCTGTTGCTGGGCACCTTCAAAGTCCCGCCCGGCTAGCGCCTGCCTGGCACTCAGCTTGAGCGCCTGAGCTGCGGCGTAGCTGGCCTCTCCGGCACCGCCACCCTGCAACTGCGCCAAGGCATCGACATAGCGCTTTTCGATGGCCAGGCGGTCTTTGCGGTACTTCTCAACGTCGCGATTCGCCTCGCGCTCTGCCGTCTTCAGCTCACTCAGCTTTTCCTTGGCCTGGTCGGCCAGCTCGCTGTAGGCATCTTTGATCGCCTGCGATGAGGAGACCACGGCGCTTTCCATGCGTTCTGAGCTGTCTTCAACTTCAACGGCAACGCGGGTGGCGGTTTCGCCTAGCTTTTCATAGGCGCCATTCCACAGGTTCGCGATCTGCTCTTCCGCTCGCTTTGCAGCGGCCTCGTTGTCAGCAGTCACCGTGCGCATAATGTCCGCCGCCTCACGAAAGTCGCCTTTAACAGCAGCTACAGCAGCTGCGGCTGTAGCACCAATCAAGCGCCCCAAACTGCCGAACGTAGAGCCAACGGCAATACCTGCGGTTGCGAGCACGCGCATGGTAAAGCCCAGCACCTTAGCCACGGCATTGGCCGTGGTGCCTTTCTTGGCCACATCCACCAACAGACCGGTCAGCGCGTTGACTGAAGGCAGCAGCTCGGCAGTAATCTGCTGGCCAACCCCCTGCGACACAGCGCCCAGCGTGTTGGTTGAGCGCTCAAAGGCCTTGGCGCCCTCCACCACATCGTCGCTCATCACCAGGCCCAGCTCGCGCGCCTGCTCCGCAAGACGCAGATACTCGGCCCCGTTGTCACGCAGCAGCGGCAGCAGCAGCGCCGCATCGCTGGCGATGGCCTCCATGTAGAAGGTCATTTCGTTCTGCGATACGTTGGCCTGCTCCAGGCTCTTGACGTACAGCTGCAAGGCATCCGGGCCGCTCAGGTCTCGGAACTGATCGGCGGTGACACCCACCTGCGGCGCGATGTTTTCAAAGAAGTCAGCCAGCGGGCCGCCACCCGTCTGCAGAAAGTCCCCGATCTTGTCGCGCACATCCTTGAAAATATCACCCAGCTTGTCCTGCTCGATGCCCATCGTGCGAGAAGCAAAGGCCCACGACTGAAACTTCTCAGCGGTGGTGCCCGACAGCTCGGCCAGCCGCACCATCTGGCCGGTGGCCAGCGCGCTCTCTTTGACAAAGGACGCCATAGCGCCAACGGAGAAAGCCCCCAACAGCGCCAACCCGGCCTTCTTTGCGCGCCGGGTCAGCTGGTCCAGCTGATTGTCGGCTTGCTTAAAAGCTGGCCCGGCGTTGTTCTTGCCATCCACCACCAGCTGCACGCGGGCTTTCTTGCTCATTTGGCTAGTTCCTGCAAGATGCTTTTGATGCGGTTTGGTTTGGCCCTGGCAGCCGCGGCAACCAGAATGGCGTCATGCCGCCGGCGCCGATCTCTGGTCTCGATGGCCCGCTGAAACCCCTCGACCTGATCAAGCGTGTATCCCTTCACATCGGCCAGCGGGTGGCCGGCCTCGATCAGTTGCTGGATAACGTAGAGCCAGCCAGCTGGCTTGCCGCCAGCACCAGGGCTTGGTCGAAAAAAGACGAGTTGACCTGAATCACTGCGAACATCAGGCTCACCGCAGACGCTGCCGGCATGCGCCGACGCCGCCAGCGCCCGAGACTGGTGCAGCTACCCAGCACTACATCCAGCGCACCAGACTTGCGCGCATAGGCGTACACCTCTGCGGGCGTAGCGTTCTGCAGCATGCTGAGCAGCGCGCCCGCCGCCTCGCCAAACGCCTCAAAGTGCTCAAGGCGCACCGGCTTAACTTCAACCTGGCCAGCGCCGTAAGGCACCAGCACAGGCTTGGGGAAAAGAACACTCAGCTCGCTCATGCCTCAACCGCCTGATGCTCGATGGTGAAGATGGCCGCTTCACCCGGCTCATAAATGTTCGGGTCAGGCAGCAAGCGAATGCTGACCGGGATTACACCAAACTCGGCACCCTGCGCAATCGGCATGCCACCGTTAAGGCTGATGCGAGCGTAGAAGCACTTAACACGGCGCTTCTCATTGGCCCCGGCTTCGTTCACCTGACCAAACATGACGCGATAGAACTTGCGGCCCTGAGTGAATGGCTTGATCAGATCCACTGTCGGGTAGTCGTAACTGATCAGGATCGGCAGCTTTTTGCGGCCATCAGCGCCCGCGACCTCGGCGTTAATAGCGTCAGCCAGCGGGCCACCAGGAAGCACCCGGATACCACCGGGCAACACCGAGTAGTCAACGCCACGGTTGTACTCGGTAACGCCGTCGTCGCTGGTTACAGCCGTAACCGTCAGCGGAATATTAGCCAGAGCGATGTCCCCGCCCACGTAGGCGTCATGCTCTTCATCCTCTTCAGAGTCGCCGGGCACCCGCTCCACGGCGCCATACAGCGCGATGGCGGCAGCGCGCGGGCTGAAGTCCACCGCCTCGCCAGTAATATTGATTGCCGAGGTAGAGGTAACGCCATCCAGCTCCGGCAGGCCAACGCGCGTCGGATCGGGGATGGTTACCTCAGTGCTCTCCGGCTCCGCAACCACGTTCTGCAGCTTGAAGATCTCTTCAAGGGCCCAGCTCGGATAGGCCGCTACGCTGGTGTGGCCGCGAAACAGCTGTGTGTACATTTGGTCCATTGTGTTCTCCTGGCCTGCGGCCTATCGGTAGGTTTCGCTGTACAACACAGCGATGCTGATGATCACCCGCATGGTGGTGACACCCTCCACGGGGTACTGCATTTCGGCCTCATCGTCTCCGTCATCAAGGCCAGGGAAGCGCTTGTCAACGTCGTACTCGTTGAAGCCGAGACAACGCAGCACGTCAACGTGCGCGTTGTCCAAAACACTCTCGCTGTCGCCCTTTGAAAAGGTCACCTCAATCGCATACTCGCGCCGGCGCAGCTGCTGCCGGCCTGCGGTATCAGCGCGGGCGTCTCGCACCGGGCGGTACTGGATGTATGGGGTTTCGGCGCGGTCTCGCACCTTGTCGAGCGGCCCGTACACCTGGGCAACATCGGTCAGGTAACCGTTGTCCTGCGCGATGGCAGCCAGCCGCGCCCGCAGCGCTGCATCCAGCTCTGTGGCTTTGGTCATGAAGGATTCCTTGAAAAAAGCTATCGCCTGCGAGTGGGTAGCCTGATGCCCTTAGCTACCTCGGCAGCAAGCCGCCGCTCAAACTCAGCGAGCATGAAACCGTTAACCCGGCGCAACCGCGTTGCAGACATCAGTATGTAAAACCAGTAGGCCACCGAAGGCCCCAGCGCTGGCTCGGGCTTTGCGGTGCGATAGCGGTAATCACGCTGCGCGCCAGCCAGCTTGGCCACTTTGGCACTGCGGGAGCTATGCGTGCGCAGCGGCTTCCGCTTCGCCCCTTTGGGGTTTACAAACCCTGCTGCCACCTTCCGGCCCGTTACACCCTGCACCCAGATCACAGCCCTGGTCGGGTCTACCGCGCCAAAGCCCCAGCGCTTGTACTGCTCAACCTCAACCCCGGACGAAGACGGGATCAGCCGAGCGTTGGTGCGCTTACTGCCCGCCCTCTTGATGACCAGCCGGCGGTTTAGCTCGCGCCGCCCTCCAGCAATAACTCGGGACAGGTCAGGCAGCACCTCTACCTTGCGCGTGTTGGTCACCGTGGTGTTCAGCGTGCCCCGAATAACAGGCTCGATACGGCGGTTCAGCTTGGCCAGGTCTTGCTGGGCCTGCCGCACGTCGTGAGCGGTCAGCGAGAGCTTCACGGCACACGCTCCAGCCACACGCCACGGACCACCCCGTCATCACTGCTGTCGTCGTAATCGACCACCTGGTAGCCAATGCCACCAACGTGCAGCGCATCACCCGGTTGCGCCCGGCCCGCCTCAATCAAAGCCAGCTCTGCGCGTGTTTTGTAGTCAACCACCTGCCCCATCGCATCCAACACTGGCGCTGCATGCTGCAGGAAAACACGGCAAGCGCGTTGCTCACCCACCTCCGGCACAAGAACAGCGGCTTGGCCGATCAGCTCTGTGGCTGCAATCTGCACCTCAACCCGCGTGCCCATCACGTCCCGCACGTTGTCGATATGCAGTAGCCGATCCTCGGCCACCAAATACCGCCCCTGCTGCAGCCTGTCATCCCACCAGGCCCGCACCGTCACCTGCGCACTGCTGCGCAAACCCGCCGGCGCAGGGGTTGTGCCTTCCTTGGCACGGATGCCGACCCACAGCCAGTCGATGGTGACCGGCTGCAGATCGGGGTCCAGCTCGACGAGATTGGCCGGGGTGTCAAGCTGTCCTGCTCTCATGCCGGCACCTCATAATCAGTAAGCAACCCGTCAACAAAACCAAGGTCAGTGGCATTCGTTCCCACCACCACGCCGCTGGCATTTTCGTAGAGCGCCGCCAGGCGCATCAGCATCCAATCCACGATGGGGCGCGGCACATCAGATGCAGACGCATAGCCAGAAGTGAACAGCACTCGCACTTCCTTGCCATGCCAGCTAACGCCCTCTGCTGGCGTCAGCGCAGGACTTTCGCCTACGGTCGCGCTATACGAGGCCTGCGGCAACACCTGGCCATCCACGGTAACTGACTGAACGCTTTGCACCGGCCACTTGCGCAAGCGGATCAGGCCCGGAGCGCAGCCGCTGTATTGCTCCCACTGCTGCGTCAGCAGCGCCCTGCCGGTGCGCCCTTCCGCTTGTTGCCGAGCGCTCCGGATCAGCTGTTCGAGTCGAGCATCCAGCTTGTCGTGCCGGACTCGGCACTGCTGCTTGGCTTCATCCAGGGTTATCGGTTCGCTCTCAGGCGCTGTGATGAGAGTGAGGCGCATGGCTGCTATTCCTGCTGTTGCTGTTGCTGATTCTGGTCCTGCTGCGGGCCGTCATCG